ACCTAAAGATTTTTTTATAGAAAAAAAAATGCCTTCAATGCCACTAAAAGAAGGTAAGCCTAAAAAAGAAACCAAGCCTAAAGAAGAAATAGAAATTCTGCCCATGTCGCCCGAAGAAAAAAGAATGCTTGATGAAATGGCGAAGAAGCATAAAGAAAGGGTAGACAAGGAAGAAATTGAGAAGTTGACTAGGCGTTACGAACTTAGAACCGCCAAGAAGGGCGGGGTTATTCGCAGCAAAAAGAACAAAAGTTACTTTTCTAACTACTGATTATGAGCATGTCTTCTGAGCCAAATGATTTGGACGAAGCCCGAGAAGATTTGGGCGAAATGTTTGAATTGCCTGAAGAGGCAGCAGATGTTGAAGACACCGAAGACGGCGGTGCTATTGTTCGTTTTGGAGAAGAAGAGACAAAGCCCCAAGGTGAGTCTGAGTTTTACGCCAATTTGGCTGAAACGCTTCCAGAATCGGATATGGACGATGTTGCCCAAGACTTTTTGGAGTTGATTTCAAAAGACAAAGAGGCGCGTAAAAAGCGCGATGAACAATACGAAGAAGGACTACGGCGTACGGGACTTGGAGATGATGCACCGGGCGGCGCTCAATTTCAGGGCGCAAGTCGGGTCGTCCACCCCATGCTTACTGAAGTGTGCGTGGACTTCTCTGCCCGCGCTATTAAAGAGCTTTTCCCGCCCGAAGGACCCGCCAAAGACAGCATCGTAGGGGATGAGACGGCAGAGAAGGTAGCGAAGGCTCAACGCAAGACGCGGTATTTGAATTGGCAGTTGACCCAGCAAATGCCGGAGTTTCGAGCCGAATTGGAACAGTTGCTGACTCAAGTGCCGTTGGGCGGGGCGCAATATCTTAAGTTAACTTATGATTTCAACAAGAAACGCCCGGTGCCTTTGTTCATTGGCATTGATGATGTGTACCTGCCGTATGCGGCAACGAACTTTTATTCGTCAGAACGCAAGACTCATGTCCAGTATGTAACCGAAATTGAGTATTTGCAGCGTATTCGCTCGGGCATGTATCGAGATGTGGACTTAGCCCCGACGACGGCGGATCCGGACATTTCCAAATCCGAAAAAGCCAATAACAAGATTGAGGGCCGGGACGACGGGGCTTACGATGTTGACGGGCTGCGGACGGTGTTTGAGATTTACGCCATTACCAATTTGGAAGAAAAGTACGGATTAGCGCCGTACATCATTTCAATAGACAAGACGAGCGGTAAAGTGCTGTCCATTTACCGTAACTGGCAAGAAAACGACGAAACCTTGGAAGAAATGCAGTGGATCACCGAGTGGCCGTTTGTGCCGTGGCGTGGTGCGTATCCCATTGGCATTCCGCAAATGATCGGCGGTATCTCAGCAGCGGCGACGGGTGCGCTTCGGGCGCTTTTGGATTCAGCGCATATTGCGAACTTCCCGGGCATGTTGAAGCTGAAGGGCGGGCGCGAGGGCGGGCAAAGCGACCGCATTGACCCAACGGAAGTTAAAGAGATTGAGGGTGGTGCGTTTTCGGACGATATTCGCAAGATTGCGATGCCGTTGCCGTTCAATCAGCCCTCTGAGGTGCTTTTTCGGTTGTTGGGCTTTTTGGTCGAAGCCGGTAAGGGCGTGGTCCGCACGACACTGGAAGACATTGCTGAAAACCAAGCCAACATGCCGGTCGGCACACAATTGGCGCGTATTGAGCAGGGCATGGTGGTGTTTAACGCTATTCATGCGCGTTTGCACGATGCAATGGGTCGCACACTTAAAGTGTTGCACCGCATCAATGCCATGTATTTGGAAAACGACGAGGTCAAGGACGAAACAGGGCAGTTGCTGGTTCGCCGGTCGGACTTTGAAGGCCCGATGGATGTGGTCCCGGTGTCTGACCCGAATATCTTCTCGGAAGCCCAGCGGTTTGCTCAGGTGCAAGCGTTATCCCAACGCGCAATGGCGTTACCGCAAATTTACAATGTTCGCAAAGTTGAAGAGCGGATTCTTCAGCAGTTAAGAATTCCAAACATCAAGGAGTTGTTGATTCCGGCTCCGGAACCCAAGGAACTGAATGCGGTTAACGAGAATGTGGCGGCAACATTGGGTCGCCCCGTATCGGCGTTTCCTGAGCAAGACCACTTGGCGCACATGCAAGTGCATTTGGACTATCTAACAAGCCCGGTGCTGGGGTCTTCGATGTTGATGGCACCGACATTTATGCCCAACATTTTGAATCACATCAAAGAGCACATAGCGTTGTGGTACGCCACTCATGTGTTTGAAGTGGCTTCATCGGCAGCGGATCGGGATATCAGCGAATTCCAAAAGGTCAAGAACACCCAAGTGAAAAAAGGGTTTGACCAGCTTTTGGCCGCAGCCAGTCAGCGAGTGGTTCCCAATGCAGCGCAGGCTTTTGGAGCGATTCCGCAAATTGTTCAACAAGCGATAGGCGCGCTTCAGCAGTTGCAAGGCATGAATGCACCGCAAGACCCGCGTATGGCCGCGCAAATGGCAGAAACGCAACGCAAAGCAGCCGCTGACCAAGCCGCTGTTCAAGTCAAGCAGGCTGAGTTGCAATTGGAACAAGCGAAAATTCAGTTGGATCAAGCGCAAACGCAACAGCGTCAGCAAGACAATGTCCAACGCGAATTGCTCAAACAAGATCGTTTGGATAATCGCCAAGCAGCGGAATTGCAAGTTAAACTGGTTACGAACCGTGAAGATAACGAAACGGCAAAACAAATTGCCGCTATGGAAACAATTACGGGCGAAAAAGTGGGTGTTTCAACAGGCACGGGTATTAACCCTTAAAGGTGATTTATGGAAAAAAAGTACATTAAGCAACACAAGTTGCTTGCAATGGGTGTAAAATTGGATGGTCAAAAGATGACAGGCGGCGGTAAAGCGGGCGCAGACACGGGTTCAAAAGGATCCAAAGGCGACCCCAAAGCAACCGCTGCCATTATTTCAAAGGGTAAGCAAAACGCATGATTGAGCGCATTATTGAAGAATTGGAGTTGGCCAAAGCTCGCGTTGCCCATGACGCGATGAAACGGCAACTTGAAAACAAGGATGCTGCTTTTGAGTACGGCAAGGCCATTGGCACTTATGCGGGTCTACAGGCAGCGTTGGGTTACATCAACCGTCTTCTTAAAGAGCAAGACGAAGAGGATAACGACGAATATCTATGACTAATTTAACTGAGGCTTTTCCCTGTGTTGAGCCGGGTTTGGTTCCTTTTGGTTCGCGAGTCCTTGTGCAGATTCGCTCGGCGAAGAAGACTTCTGCGGGTGGCATTATTCTGCATACCGAAACTCGTGAGACGGAGATTTGGAATACTCAAATCGCCAAAGTTGTAAAGCTTGGGCCATTGGCCTTCAAGAATCGCAACACGATGGAATCTTGGCCTGAAGGACATTGGTGCAAAGAAGGTGACTTTGTTCGGGTGCCCAAGTACGGTGGCGATCGTTGGAAAGTTCCTTACGGCAACGAAGAAGAAGCGTTGTTTGTGATCTTTAACGATTTGGACATCGTGGGCGGTGTTGTGGGCGATCCACTTTCCATCAAAGCGTTTATTTGAGGTGACTTATGGCTGAGAAAGAACAGTTGGCCGAAGAGGATACCAACGAAGAGTATGTGGTAACTGAAACTCCTCCGGAAGATCAAGAAGATGAAACCCTTGAGGCTTCTGGGGAAGACGAGCGTCTTTCTGAATCAGACGAACAAGACGAAGACCCAAAAGGTAAGCGTCAACTTTCGCCCGAAGAGAAGCGTGCGCAGCGTCAAAATCGCAAGTTTCGCCGTCGAGCGGCAATTGAGCACAAGGAACGCGAATTGGCGTTTTTGCGTGCGGAGAATGAAGAATTTAAACGCCGCTTGTCTAGCGTTGAAAAACAAACCACGCAATTTAGCGTTAGCGCCGTAGATCAGAAGTTGAACGAAGCGTTGAATGAAGTGCAGTTGGCTGAACGCATCATGGCCAAGGCTATTGAGCAGGGTCAGGGTGAAGATGTCACGAAGGCGTTGCAAATTCGCGATCAAGCGTTGGCAAAGGCTAATCAACTTAAAACCGTTAAAGAACAAGTTGAGCGTCCGGCCCCGCAACCCAAGCAAGCCAAAGACCCGCGTGTGGCTGCTTTCGCTAAAGAATGGGTTCAACGTAATAATTGGTACGATCCGTCTGGCAAAGATGAAGATTCAGCCATCGTCAAAGTTATTGACCAGCGTTTGGCCGCAGAAGGTTTTAACCCGGCTACGGAAGATTATTGGATTGAATTGGACAACCGGGTTGCTCGCAGACTGCCGCATCATTACGAAGAGTCCAAGCAAACTTCTAAACGAGGGGGTCCACCAGTCGGTGGGAAGCGTGAATATGCTTCACCCAATGCTCGAAAAGAAGTGTATATTAGTCCTGAACGCAAACAGGCACTCATTGATGCGGGCGTTTGGGAAAATCCAGAGTTGCGTAAACGCTATATAAAGCGTTATGCTGAGTACGACCGTAACAATTCTTCTCGCTAAACAAGGGGGCGAGTTAACATGAGTGATGAAAGGCTAAAGAAAGCACTTGGCGAAGGGCGTGAAAACCGGACTGCGTATGATCGCGCAGCAACTGAAAGTCGTGAACTTTCGGACGACACCCGAGTTGAGATGTTTAGACAACAATTTATTCAGGCCGCGTTGCCTGATTTGCCAAAGATTCCGGGTTACCACACTTGCTGGTTGACCACTACAAATCCTAGAGATTCGATTCAGGCGCGCATTCGGCTGGGTTATGAGCCGATCAAGCCCGAAGAAGTTCCGGGTTGGGACTATGTCTCAATTAAGACTGGAGAATGGCAGGGGTTTATTGGTGTCAACGAGATGCTGGCTTTTAAGCTTCCGATGTCGTTGTACAAGCGGTACATGCAGGCGGTGCATTACGATGCACCCAATCAGGAAGAAGAGCGGCTGGTTAGCGCAAACGATGCCATGAAAGAACAGGCAGAACGCGCTGGATCAAAGTTGGTAGAAGGTGAAGGCACATCGGCGATGCGGGATTCCGCCAAGGTACGCGCACCTGGCGAGTGGGCGTAATTGGTACTTGTAATTTTATGAGGTTTTAACACATGCCTTCTACCGATGCTCCCTTTGGGTTGCGTCCGGCTTTTCATCCCAACGGGGTTATTCGTCCTGTTGCGATGACTATTGAGTCGGGCTACAACGCCAATATTCTTCAATTCCAGCCTGTCAAGATTGGCGCTAGCGGTACTATTGAAGCCGCTGCTGCCACCGAGGCGGCTATCGTAGGCACTTTCATGGGTGTTGAATTTACCGACACTGATGGTCGTCGCCGCGTAAGCAACAAATGGACGGCCTCCACTTCGGGCACCGACATTGTTGCTTATGTCACCACGGATCCGGCAATCGTGTATGAAATCCAAGCCACCAGCTCGGTGAACATCACGGATATCGGGTCTCAGGCAGACTTCGCGAATGTCACTGCGGGCAGCACCACGACCGGCCTTTCTCAGGCTGAACTTGATGTGGCTCAGTTGACCACTTCGGGTAACGAAATCCTTCGTATCGTCAACCTCGCTCCGGATGTTGGCAATGCGTGGGGTGACGCTTATACCATCGTTCAAGTCCAAATCAGCCAGCACCAGTTTGTGGCTGATAAGGCTGCATTTTAAGGAGGACTAGAACATGGCAGTCCCAATGCGTAGTACAGACTTTCGTTCCATCGTTGAACCCATTCTTAATGAGTCCTTCGATGGTGTTTATGACCAGCGTGCTGACGAGTGGAAGCAAGTCTTCGTTCAGCAGCAGGGCATTCCACGCAATTACCACGAAGAGCCGGTGCTCTATGGGTTCGGCGCTGCTCCGGAACTTCCGGACGGTACCTCGGTTACCTATCAGGCAGGCGGTGTACTTTTCTTGGCGCGATATGTCTACAAGGTTTATGGCCTTGCATTCGCGCTGACTAAAGTGCTCGTGGAAGACGGTGACCACATTCGTATTGGTCAGACCTACGCGAAACACCTCGCGCAGTCTCTGATTGAAACGAAGGAAACGCTCGGCGCAAACATTCTCAACCGTGCGTTTACTGCGGGTTACACTGGTGGCGATGGCGTGACCTTGGTTGCGACCAACCATCCGATTGCTACGGGAACCTTTAGCAATCAGCTCAACACCCCCGCTGCGCTGTCCCAGACCTCGTTGGAGCAACTCCTCATTCAAATCCGCAACGCTGTTGACAACAACGGCAAGCGCATTCGTTTGAATCCGGAGAAGCTCGTGGTGTCCCCGTCCAATGTGTTCCAAGCGGAAACTCTCTTGAAGAGCGTGCTCCGTACCGGAACCGCTGACAACGACATCAACCCGGTGAAGTCGATGGGTCTTCTCGCTGGTGGTCAGGCTAACCTTTCGCGTTTGACTTCGACCACTGCTTGGTGGATCAAGACGGATGCGCCGGAAGGTCTGAAGTTGATGATGCGTCGTGGCCTTGAAAAGAGCATGGAAGGTGACTTTGAAACCGACTCCACGCGCTTCAAGAGCACCGAGCGTTATGTCTTCGGATGGACCGATCCTCGGACCGTGTACGGCACGGCTGGCGTTTAATACTAAAAGTCCAAAGGTGGTAGGGTTAGTAACCCTAGCCCTATCGCCCTAGGATGACCTTAGTATAACTTTAGAATAATCCTAAAATAACTTTAGAGTATTTTAGGACGAGGTAATTTTATGGCTTCTACAACTTTTT